TCTCAATCCCATTGAGAAAAAATGGGCTCATGTTAAACACATAAGAAAGACTTTTAATTGTTCAATCGATGACCTATTTCACTCTCATATATCGTGACCTTTTTATACTGTTTTAGCTATATACTATCTTCAAAATAATCAACATTATTTAAAAATTGTGCTGATTTTTCTAAGCCTGCTTTGAAGAGTACACCATATGATCCCGTAGCATCAATGGAGCTTTGACTTGTAACTATTAAAATCTTAGCATTTTTAGCGTTTTGCGCGACAACTGATTTAATTTTAGAATTAACAATCTCAATAACTGTTCCGGCACTATCAAAATCTCCTGCACAATCAATAAAAGTTACTCCTTGAAAATGCTCGGTATTTGCTTTCCAAATATTGGGTGCTAGAGTAGTTGATTCTCCGCCCTTACCGACATATGCAATCGAATTGCCCTCAGCAGGAAAAATTCCTGGTATGTAATCATGTATTTTAAGAAATAAATCTTTACCGGCAATATAATTTAATAAAGTACTTTTACCGGCACCAGTGGGGCCCATTACAAAAATCGTGTTATCGTACGCTTCTTGATTTTCAGTAAACGGTAAAACAGCATTTCTTATAAACTTTATAGTATTAGATATTTTTATGTATCTTTCTTCTTTATCAATACCTTCTAAAAAGATAGCATCTTCAAAGACTCTTTGAAAAATAGCCGCTTGCTCTCTTAAATCATTTTTAGCCATAACTTTCTCCACTTATTAATTAAAGTATCCCAATCAGTACTTTTAAATTATATATCATTAGTTGAATATTATTTGATTTAAGTTATTTACAATTTAACTAATCAGTCAACTAATTTCCTAATTTAAATTTCAAATAATTTAGGTTTATTATGGATAAAAAAGATGGCTAGCTAAAAAATATATAAGTTCAATTAATCAAATATAACTTATTGGCACTTAATAAAAAATCTTAAAACGGAATAATAAAATTAGTTGAAAAACGTTGAACTAATGTGTATACTTGTGTATACATTATTCAATAGGTCATGTCATGCTAGCTAAAATACAAAAATGGGGAAATAGCTTAGGAGTTAGATTACCGAAACAATTAGTTAAAAATATTAAATTAAACGTTGGCTCTTGTGTAGACATCACATCATCCAATAATAGCCTAATAATCAAGTTAAAAGATGACCCCCTTGACATCTTATTGAGTCAAGTTACAAAACAAAACCTCCATCATGTAATTTTTGATGAAGACGATACAGAGGGCAAGGAATCATGGTAAATTATACTCCGGCTAGAGGAGATATAATCTGGATAAATTTTGATCCCCAAAAAGGTAAAGAGATTACGAAAGTAAGACCGGCTTTGGTCATCTCTCCTGAAAAATATAATCACAAGACTGGATTACTCTTGTGTATGCCTATTACTAGTAAAAGTAAAAATTATCCATTTGAATTAGCAATAAATATTTCTAAAATTCAGGGAGTCGTACTATGTGATCAAGTACGTTCTTTCGACTGGCAGGCAAGGCAAGTAAAGAAAATCGCTACAGTTAGCAAGGACCAAATTCTATTTGCATTAGAAAAGTTTAAGTTGCTTGTTGATCCTTGATAAGGTGCGTATAAAGCATTTGAGTAAGCTATGCTCATACTTTCTTAATTCACCCTCATGTAATATGTTAATATTAATCATTCAATTATAATTCCATTTACTATAATCGATGCCTTGCTTTTTCATACAGCGTTCTAAGGCATACCTAAGAGCATCAATCATGTGGTTATTCTTGTCTTCAATAATGTTAGTAATATCACCGCTTCTTGCGTCTACCTTATAAGAATACAGCGTAAACTCTTCTATTGTCTTGATACAGCGCGGATGAATGATGACCTTATCAAATGATTTAATATATTCAATACCGTCCTCAATCGTGCCTTTGCCTTTTTCAACTGCTCGGATACTGTATCCTTGTCGCTTGATGAACGAAATACTCTCAGGCCTCGCATTATCAGCATAAATAGTATGTTTCCTCAGGTCAGGCAGTCTCTTTTCTAGAAATTTACCGGTTTCATCAATTTCTAAACCTAATTTTACTGCTTCATGAGTAATATAAAGTATATTAGCCTCAATATAGCACCTTATACCTGCTGTTGGATCTTGGGAAAATCCAAAGTCTAATCCGAAGTATTTATGTATTTTCTTAGGTTCATCAAAATCCTCAATACTCCATTTGCCTTTGAATATTTGAGCATCGGAATGTTCGAGTAACTCACCCTCCCAAATGTGCCGATATGCACCGTAGTCTCTTAACTTGTCGCGCTCCAGCTCCGACCATAATATTGCAGGGAAATAAGGATTGTCACTCCAGTTTACTTTAGCAACATATGTGTCGGTTGGTAAAGAATTTTCTATAAACTCTTTGTATAAAATATCTGTTTTATTCTTCGGATTAAATGTTGCCCAGATTTCAGAGTTGTTTTCACGAACGGTAGGTTTTATTACCTTCCATGAAGCAGCGCTTAACGTATCGGCTTCCTCTATCCACAAGTGAGTTATTCCTGCTGTTGACTTTATACTATCGATATTGTGCCTTAAGCCTTTAAATATAAAACGGCTATTGCTGTAGATATTACGTATTTCATCACGTGTGATTTCAAAATAGCTACTTAAGTTATGAGCTTCTATTCTTTGCTTTAGCAATGAGTGCACGCTATCCTTAATCGAGTTCTGGAACTCTCTACCGCATAATATAAGACATTTCTTGCTACCAAGTGGTAAATAGCAGAACATCAGCGACGCCGTATGATTTGCCTGAGCCTCTACCGCCATATATAATTTTATAACGATAGGGTTTAAACAATTCATACTGCCAATTAGTTATCTTTATTCTTTGAATCCGGTATTGTGGTTGGACTTTGTGTGGTGCTTCCATTTACTTCAAATATAAGTGGTATTAGTTGTGGTGGTGTGATGTCTTTAATATTCTGATCCAGTCTATCACTTTGACCTAGTATCTGCTTCCCTAACCATATAAGCATCGGAATACTTCCTTTTTCAGCTGCTAACCATTGTAAGCGTCTTAAACTCACTTTTCCCCCACCTAAATGCTTTTCATAGTATGTCGAAAAATTCTTGTATCCTTGTTCCCTTAACCTGCAACTTAAAGTTTCATCATCAATATCTAAAAAATCACATATTTCATCTCTGGTACAATGTAGCTCGCATAGCTTTTCTAAAGTATCAAAATCAATTTCTTTTTTAGGTCTTCCTAATTTTTTCCCTGTCATTATTTAATATTTATTCTTTTTATTATCTTATGGTTTGTAAAAAGTACCTTTATTGGTTGAGCTTGAAGTAATCTGCTACCCACTTGTCGGTTAATGCTTTTTAAGCTTACTCCCATCTTCTTGTATCTCTAAAACCAGTTCATCTATTACATAAGCTGCTAATGCATTAATACTATATTTGACATCCTTTATTAGCTCCGCTGCCCTGACTATGTTCCTAATGGTAAAGTCTATCTCTTCCATCAAGAATATACCTTTTTGTACATGCTTAAGCTTAGTCGTGGTGCGATTAACTAAATCTTCGATTTCTTCTATATTATTTATAATTTTATTAGGCATTTAACCTTGCTAATAATTTATGCTTGTGGGTATTGCGTCATGATGTTGCATTCGTTTCTTAACCGCCAGCTACCATCTTCTTGTTGCACAGTTTCGGCTATAAAGTATATATTATCGCCTATCTCCATGTTTTCAATTAGCTGATCATACTCGTTGGTGTCTAAATGTATAAAATGATATTTAAGCGGTATGAATTCTTCGGCTCCTTCAACTAGGAAAATATCCCCTAAAACCAGATACCTATTATATCCGACGTCTTTTGATAATATCGCGCCCTTCATTAGCGAGAGAGGAGGCGGTGGGATAAGCTCCAGCTGTAAAACCCTGTCTCTTTCGTAATGGTTACAAATTAAATTAAAAGCTTCAAGCTCTGCTAAGACTTCTTGCAGTTTTGATTTGCTATAATTGAAAGTTTGACAGAGATCATCCGGACACATTGTTATGCTGCTATAGAATCGCTCATATCTTAGATAAAGCTGTGAATATAGAAAATAACCCTCATGACTTACTTGCCTGTTACAGCTGTCTCTTAAGTTCGCCAGCGACTTATTAATCAGAGCATGAAGTCCATAATAGGGTATAGCCTCACCGCTCACAAGTAAGCTGCATTAGTCAACGTTAACAGAAATTGCAGCTTTATAAGCTTTAAACTCTTACTTCCTTTCTTCAGTATCTTAGGCATGGTTTGACCTAGCTTCCGTTCTTAAAATTTCATCGAGTATTACTTGTGTTACCTCGGTAAACTTTAATGTACCTTCTGCAGTTGTACATAAAAAAACTTACCGCCTTGACTGTTGCCTGCGATCAATACCAGCAACGTCATTTAAACTCTAATAGCTTTGGACTTAAGTGCTGCTTAGCTGCTGCCCCTCTTGATCCTACTAAAGCTTCTTTTACCCTTACAAAATTATACAAAAACAATTACCTGCATTTGTCCTGTAAGCCTGATTCTTCACATCATGTAGCCATTATACATCCTCTGAACATTCGACGCAATAGGCTGAAAAAGTTTTATATTTTAAATATATGTTTTTAGTTACATACACTCGGAAACAAGCCCTTTTTTAAGTTGAATTATATATTTTAAATATACTTTCCTATAAATTAAAGCTAGTGACCCTTTAAAACATCACGCTTTTAGTTTCATAAAAAGTCTATAATCCAATTTTAAAATTATACCGGCTGCTTTAAAGTAAACTGACACAGTGATGCCTAGGCTAACAAGACCTACTGCTCTTTGCAATAAGCTATGCTATGGGTTACCTGCTGATTAACTAGCCCAAACTGATCACTCTCTCCTACAGTATCTTTGAGTCGGCAGTTTTGCTATATCAGCTCTCCGACGGTGACTAAACTTTGCTATCGGTTGTTTAGTGTTTTTGTTTATCGAAGTTATTTTGATTTTGATCAGTTTCATTCTTTTAAACTAATTAGTTTTCTATCACCTAAAACCGATATATAAATAGCAGCAGCCTTTAGGCGCTAGCTATATATTTATATATAGATTCTGCAAACAAACCTGCAAACTCTTGCATCTCTTATAAGTACTGACTTCCGAGAGTTTGCAGACTAAAAAATTGCAAACAACCTCTGCAAACAGCAAACCCCATTGTAAGCCGAATATGTAAGCCATTCTAGTTTGCAGACTAAAGGGTTTGCAGATTTGCAAACTATACTTTCTGCAAACCTTTTCTTGAGTTTTTGAAGTAATTTTATTCATTTTCGTTATCCTCATTTTGGTAATTCTGCAGTGGTAACAAGGAACCATTTAGCGGGCATTTGTAATGAGTTGGAACAATTTGAATTAAATTTTCAGCTATCTCACCGGTTTCTAAATCTATAATTTCTTCCGTTTTGATCATAGTTTGATCTCCGCAAAGATATCCGTAACGTGACTTAGAGATATTTAAATTATATCTTTCCGGATCATTAAAGAATTTTATCCATCCCTGTGTTGCCGCTGTAGATAGCCTGTCATTAATGCTACGTCTACTGCCGAATCCATAATTATTACAGACATTATCTTCAAACTTTTCTGCAAATTGATTCATAGTATAGACCCTACCGTTAGCTGCTTCTATATCGATTAAACGAAGCATTAACTGTGTTTTACGGTCACGCTCTGCAGAATTTCTTGCATTCTGAGTTTTACCGGCTATCGGCAGTGATACCGTATTCGGGATCACTCTATCAAATGCCCCGTTTTCCCATTTAAGATACTCATCTTGTCCAAGCTTTGCATAATTAGATTTAACTTTCGATAATATCCTATGATCAGTTGTCAATTCTCCTTCATTAGGTCGCTTTAAATACCACCTGGATCTTACTGTGTTATTCCATGCAGTTGAGCCTCCTGAACCTGTGCCTTTTTGTATCCCTCCTTCTGAAGGATGCGCACAGAGTAATACTGCGCCCCCTGTCTCCCGCGCTAAAGCACCACAAGCAACCTGAATAAATTGTCTCACTTGAGGTCTGTTATTTTCATTACCGCCAAAAAGATCAGCCGCCGTATCTAAAATAATTAAATCAGGTTTATATTCTAGAATATCCTGACGCAAACTATTAAAAAATTCTGTAAGCTGTCCGACATCACTATTGTTGAATATCATAAGCAGGTTATTTTCTCCAACTCTTGATACTAGCCTTATATTAACAAGGTCTTCCATTTTTAGTCCATAACGTTCATTAATGCCTGTTTGCCTACGCCATAATTCGTTTTTATCATCTTCACACATCAAAGCGTAAACTTTAGAAATTTTCGTGTTAAGTCCGAGAAATGAATTGCCGGTCGCAAGACAAGTCATTAACTGTTGAGCAAATAATGATTTACCAACGCCACCGTCACCATATAGAGCAGTTACATAACCCCTAGGTAGCCAATCCTCTAATATCCACTCTCTCTCAGGAGGACTACCTTGCCATTTAGCAGGATCAATGGATATTAATTCGTTACTTTTATCATTTTCTTTTTTTTCCCTTAAAGACTGTCCGTACTTCTCTACATGTAGCTTCCAGATGCTATCTATCGCTTGGTTGACCTTATCTGTCGACCATGGCGGAACCATATTAGCTAGATTATAGCCGTGAATTTCTTCTATAGCTTCTTCCTGAGAAATTAATCCCGTATGATAGCGTTGTAGCCAATAGCCTATTACTCTTCTTATATGATTAAACCTGGTTTGCTCGCCGCTACCTCCTTCATACACTTTACTGATTAACAGCTGATTAATTGATAAACAATTGCTATTGAGTGCTGTAGTAGTGCCGCTTGCAGAGATACTATTATCTAGGGTAGATAGGTGGTTTACAGTCTTAATTAACTCTTCCAGCTCATATTCTACCAGATTATAGCTGCGAATCTTTACAAGCTTGCATTTATCGTTCTTGTGATAAATAGAGCCTGCCACTCTAATCGGTTGGTGAGCTGATTTGAAATGAGTATCACCTCCTACCGCCAGAGCTATCTGATGTCTTAACTGTAGTAAGTTTTGTAGATCGCCATCGCTATTAACGGTTTTTGATAATTGCCAATAAATATGCAGTTTAGCGTGTCCTTCTGCTGTAATACCACCTGACTCTACAATCATGGTAGCTTGCCCTAAAGCGTCTTCAAGGATAGCTAGCTTACTTTCTGTATCTCCGTCATCAATATCGATTAATAATGTTTGCATCTGTATTATGTCTGCACTGCCTGCTTGTCCTCTTTTAGGAACAGTACCCGGAATCACGTAAAAAGCTCCTTGCCTTCTATTAGCTAAATTAGCAAAGTTCAAGGCTTCATTTACTATCTCATCATCGGCTCTTATCCAACTATTACTAATCGGTCTACTGCTCTCATTGCCTTTTTCAGCAAAAGACCGCAAAGGTATTAAGCCGCTACAGTTGCCGAATACTACATGCATAAAGGTTTTTATGTCTTCCTTATTTGGTTCAATACCTGAAGAGTTACGACCGTTTATATGAATTATATTACTCATATTTACCCCCAACATTTATTTCGGTAAGCGCACATTTTGCACTCAAAGAATTCAGGACTAGTAAAAGTCCGTGGCAGTAACTCTTTTGCTTCCGTAGCCTTGATAATGCTCACTGCCTTATCGCTCATTCTTTGAGCAAGTGCTGCATCAAACGGAACAAGTTCATGATAGATTTCAGCGGTATCTTTATTAATTGCAGTAAATAAAGCAGGGTTTTGTGAGATATCGGGAACTACAGGTTCCATATAAGCTTGATAGAGCGCAATTTGAGTAGCATATATGGGCTTCGATAGTACTAATCCCTTCTTTACAGTATCGCGCCACGATTTGCTGTTCATGGACTTTGCTTCCCACAATGCAGGACAGCCCATATTTAAAGCTGGAGGGGCAGCTCTAATTATTCCATCAATATGGCCAGCTATTTTACCATCTGCTGCCTTGAATCCAAACTGCTCTCCAGTAATACTCTGAGTAAGTAACTCAAGCCCTGCGTCCCTTAGCCATTTAATAGCAAGCTGTTCAAATAAATGACCGGCTTCAAAAATACGTAAGGTCTGCCCGCTAAATCCTACAGCATCATTAGTACCTGCACTGTCATTATTTACTGCTCTTGCACTCATATATCCATATTGCAAAGCTCTACTACATGGATGACCGAGCTGAGAAGCACCGAGATAATTACGGTGCTCTCTTTCATTTTTAGCTTTACGCTCAGCAGCAAGACCCTCATCTATCAGTTCGTTCAATGCATTATTAATATCGTTTGTAGGTCTTACAGGGTGGTTAAAGTCTAACATATAGCCCTTTAAGCCCAGCTTGGTTTAGCTAGCGTAGCAGGTCCCATAGCTTTGCCGTACTCTTTATGACTTGGGTCTATAGCACATTTAATAACGTTCCTGTAATTACCATCCTGATCCTGCTCAATATCAATTCTTGCTACGAACCCAATGTATTCTAAGTCGGAAAAACTATTAATTTTCCTGGCGTTTTGAGCTTCATCTGAATTATCTTTGTCGCTAAACCCTTTGGCAGAATTGAGGAGACTACGCATAAAGCTCCTGCCGATATCACCCCAACGATTATCATTCTTCTCACTATAAAGACCGATGATATTCCAGATTTTGCGCCCTTTATACTCTCCTTCTAAAACTGTAAACTCGCAATTGAGATAAATAGCTTCACTAGTTTGACTTTTAGTGGCGTAACCTCCTGTCCAACCTTTATCAGGATTGTTATAGCCTCCGGGTTTTATACTCATGTTAACTTTAGCTATAGTGCCTTTAGGAATTAAATTAAATTCTGTTTGTTCTTCTGCACTATTGAAATCGTAAAAACTTATAGTAGTCATAATTATTCTCCATGTTCTGTTAAAATTGTTTGATAGTTAAAATTGCGTTGATGTGATTCGGGTTTCTGCTTGATCATAGTCATTAAATCTCCGAGATGCGGCGGCTCAATCATCTCCAGTTTCCCCGAGCGATCTTTGGCAGGATAGCCGTACGGATTACTTGTGTGATTGATAAAAGCACGGTAACTTGTATTATCCTGACCTTTGATCTCAGCAAGAGTAATTACTTGATCGACTATCCCTGGTAATTCATTAGCAGTCTTGCTACCGTCTATTTGCAAGCTAAAAACTTTACGGTTAAACTCATCAAGCTTTTCCTCGAGTATCCCTACAAACCAGATGTTCTTATTTCTTGTATGCTGCAGATGAGTAAGCCAAGCTATCATTTCCTGACCATGCAGGCCGTAAGCAGCTCGCATGTCCTCTTTACCTGTTTTGTCACTGAAAGCTTGCGGTTGACCTTTACACCACTGCAAACATAATCTGCCTGCTACGGTAATCGAGTCGATAAAAATTGTTTCGTATTTCTCTAGACTTTCAGGGTCACCGAACTTTTTGCACACTTCATCGAAATGGGCTCTACTATAAGGTTGACTATCACGAAGCGCAGGGTTAACACCTCCGATAAAGACGGCAAAGTCCCTGCATTCTTGCCAAGTACGGGGCCTTATGGAATCACCACTCCAACCCTTAACAGCAAGGTCGCCTGCTTCAAGATCAAAGAATAAAGTACTCTCAGCAGGTAAAGTCCATAGCAGGCTAGTTTTACCAACCCCGTAACTGCCGAAGATACAGCCCTTAATACCACGAGTCTCGTTAAGTCGTGCGTCAGCACTGACAATAGGTAAGCCGTTCATAACCCTACCTCACTATCAAGTCTAGTCAACTTGTAGCTTGCTTTACCAAGAATAACAGTTCTAGCAGGCTCAAATAGATTCTTTACAGTCTCAGACCAACCGTTATACTTAGTTTTGGGTATGGTATAATAAGTTTCAACATAATCACTCAAAACTCCTCCGTTGACTGCAATAGTAGTGGCAATTTCGGCAAGCTTAGTTTGATTCCATTCTACTTTTTTTGCTACCTCGCTTGTTAGCTTAAAGCCGTTATCTTCCAGATGAATTGTCCAGGTGTCCTTCTCCTGACGCAAGCGTTTGGCTCTGACCTGCTCCTCATACTTTAAGGCAATTGCAGATTCCAGCCATTGTTTGGTACGCTTTGCCCTCTCTAGCTCTGCCAATACCTCAATCAATAATTGATATAAATCTGACGGTCTGTATTCTGCCACTGCACCAATCGGTACATGTAATATGCCTTGAATTGTTGCTTTAATCTCTTCCATATTTTAGCCTCCTTGTTCTTATGGTTGAGATTAAAGGATTCTTCAAAATCTATAAGATTACAATCCTAATATATTTTAAATATATTTTTAAACCCCTTTATCCTTAAGGTGTTCAGGACTTTTCACTCGAAAAATATATTTAAAATATATTTCTTACACAAAGCATTTTTTTTCTTTTACAGTACTTTTTAGGTAGCGAAAATATGAGAATTTTAGTTAGGAGATTCCACTATGGATTACGCGATGAGAAACATAATAAATTTAAACTTATAGTTAGAATTATAGGTGAATCTCATGCTCTTAAGGGAATATTTAGATTACAAAAAAATACTGCCGATACAGTTTGCCAAGATGCTTGACATAGATATTACGAAGCTTAACCAATATTTGTACAGTAATACAGTACCGAGACCGAGCATGATGAAACAAATCTGTCTTTTAACAGAAGGCAAAGTTGATGCAAATGATTTTAACGGAACAACACGAGAGAAAATAGAAGCCTTATTATTGCAAAGAGATAAAGCTATATGAAAACAATTCTTGCGCTTAAAACTTTAACACACCGGCTGTAAAACAAAATGACTATAAATAATAGGTTAACTAGTTCGGATAAAAACTTGCTTGCTTCTCTCAAAACAGGAAGATCACAAGAGCAAATATTTAATTCCATAGCTACAAGTATTTATGATTCTCATGAAGGAAAAATAACTGAGCAAGAGTCAAGGCAATCAGCAAGAAACTTTATAGGATTTTGCCAAAAAATTATTGATATTCAGGTTAGGTTAGATAAAGAACAGGAGAAAAAAGATAACTACGACATTGACATTAATAAAAGTTGGGCTAAAATCACAAATAGAATGGCGTAGTGCTGTTCTGGGGTGTGACAACCTTGATTAATGTAGTGAGTACCAGCTGCTAAATGGTACGTCCTCGACTCTAGCTATTGGTCGGGGAGATAATAGCGTATGTTCAGAATTTAAAGTTTATCTTTAGATTTAAAGGCTATTATAAGCCGTCATTAATGGTTTTGTCAACTCCCTGATCACCAAAGGTCTTAAGTAAGCTACTTTGGTGGTCAAAATTTGTTTAATCAAATTAGAGGGAAAACTTATGACCAATAAAACTATCGAAAATCCTATTATCATCTTCCACCGTGCTAAAACTAATACTGAAAAATCTATTGCTAATCAGCAAGCTTTCATTGAATCTTACGCAAAACATTTACCTATAACTACCATCGATTATGTGAGCGGCGATTGGCGTAAGGCTGAAGAAATAACCGAGTTAGTAAGAAGAAATTTAAACGAACTCATTAATTTCAACAAGTTCATTATAATTATTCAAAATTCTTTAACCGAAGACGAATTTACCCGCCAGTATGATAGATATTTATACTTTCACTTCTTAAAAGTTATTGATCAGGCAGATCTTTATTTAATGGATAGCGAAGGTAAGCTTTACAAAGAAGTTAGTCCTTCATCTCCTTTTATAAAGTTAAAGTAGGGTAAACCGTATGACAAGTAAAGCAACTAAAGCAGTCATTTTATCTAGGGTATCATCGAAAGATCAGGAAGAAGGCTACTCTCTTGAAGTACAAATTGACAGATTAGAAAAATATTGTGAACGTAAAGGATTGCATGTTTTACAACGTTTTAGGATAGTCGAATCTTCTACAAAGGGTGATCGCAAGCATTTTATGGAAATTATTAAATTCATTAAGCAGCAACGTGAACCAATTGCCTTCGTAGCTGATAAAGTCGATCGAATTCAGAGGAGTCAAAAAGAGACACCAATATTAGACGATCTTATT